ATCTACACTTAAATTATGATTTACTTGTATATTCCCTGTATCTCTAATCCACATTCCTGTTTCTCCATCTGCTCCTAAAATTAATGTATCACCTGCACCAGCAAAAACAAAAGCCTCTTGAGAACCACTTGAATATAAATATAAATTAGACAAAGAAGTGCTATTCCTTATATCAACTGTATTAGCTGGATTATTTGTTCCAAAACCTAATCTTTTTTCCGAACTATCAATATAAAAAGTATCTGAAAAATTATAATCTCCTGTTGTTGTATCTCCATCATCATTAACATATAAATCATCTGCAAAACTTTGATTCCAAGATGAATTACCTGAAGTAACAGAAATATCTGCATATAAAGTATTCGCATGAGATTCGTTCCAGGATTCATTGTCAGTAACCTTATTATTATAAGTAATATTATAAGTTGAAAGATAACTTGCATTATTAACACTCCCAGCATAAGTTACATTATAAGTTGATAACCAAGAATTATTAAAAAAAGTTATATCTGTTTTTGTAAAATAATCATCTTTGTCTGCACTCCAATTTCCGACATAAGAAACTATGTCAGATATTTTAACAAAGAGAGATTCAATCCAAGTATTATTTGAATATAAAGTATCTGCAAATGATTGATTCCAACTTTCATTATCTCCAACCAAAGCAATATCAGCATAAAGAGTATCAGCCAAACTTTGAGCCCATGTTTCATTATCTGTAACCTTTGCATCATAAGTTGCATTATAGGTAGAAAGATAAGAAGCATTATTTATTAGTCCTGCATAAGTTAAATTGTATGTAGAATTAAATCCTAATCTAATTCCTTCAGTAGAAATTGTTTCATTTAATTTTGTTTCATTAAAAGTTAAAACATCTCCATCATCATAAAACCAATTTGTTATAAAAGAACTTACACTTGCCCAGAAAGTTGAAGAATTTGTATTTAAATTTCCTTCTTCAGTTTGAGCTATATACAAATCGTCTGCTCCGCTTTGATTCCAAGAAGCATTATCATATAAATTAGAACTACCCTGTGTTAAATCATCTGTCGTTTTATCACCAAATAATGTAGTAAAATATGAACTAAACCAAGTAAGAACAATATTTAATGTTCCATCATTATCTTCCATCTGGGTATTATTAAAATTATCTAAATCATTCCAATAATTACTAGAATTAACATTCAAGTCTGCTTCTTCATTTACAATATAATCCATTTTACCTGTCCATGGATTATAACGAGTAGACAAAGCACTTGTAACACTCATTAATAATACTAATACTATTAAAAAACTAACTATACGCTTCATGTGTTCCGCTCCTATTATCCCATACTTTATCAAAGTTAACATTTCCTGAACCAAATAATATACCAACTACTAATTCTGGTGATGTTCCAGAAAATTCATTTTTCCTTATTTGCCAACCACTACTATCAGTTGCTGTTCCTGGTAATGCTATTCCCATATATATAGGTTGAAATTTATCTTCGTAATCTATTTTTTGAATATAATTTATTGTCCAATCATTTACTGGACCTGATATGTAAACTTCTGTTTTAGGGATATTAACAATACTTCCAGCAACTCTATTACTTATTGTTCTATCACTTCCTAAATTACCAAAGTTTTCAACAACTATACTACTTCCTAAATCATCAAAATTAGTTATAACTCTATTACTTCCTAATTCATTAAAGTTATCTATAACTCTATTGCTTCCTAACTCACCAAAATTAGTTACATTTCTACTACTACCTAATTCATCAAAATTTGTTATATTTCTGCTACTACCTAATTCATCAAAATTAGTTATTACTCTATCACTACCTAATTCATTAAAATTGGTTATCAATCTACTACTACCCAATTCATCAAAATTATTAATAATTCTACTACTACCAAGTTCATCAAAATTAGTTATTAATCTATTACTTCCTAGTTCATTAAAATTATCAATAACAGTACTTCCTAATGTTACTATAAATGATGAATTCTCTATAGTTACGTTTCCTGATACTTCAATAACTTCTGCTTGCCATACTTTAGAACCTAAATAATAATCAGGAAAGTTTTCTATAACTCTACTACTACCTAAATCGTTAAAGTTCTGTACCCATTGCTGTGACCCAACTGTAACAGTTATTGACGGAATACTAATAATAGAACCAAGAGTAATTCCAGAAATATATACTTCCGTTTTATTAATATTAATATTATCTCCGCTTTGTACATAAATACTATCTATACTAGCACTTACACTACCTATAAAAATACTACCAGTAATACTAGAATTTATGCTTCCATCTGGATTAATAATCATACCATATTGTGGTCCTGAAGCGCTTATAATTTGTTCAGGCATTTTAAAGCTCCTCAGATTTATCGTTTAATGTCATTAGTTCACCTAAAATCAACCATAACAAATAATTTAAAACTGATAAATCACCATAATTAAAAGCAGGTTTTGTTTCAATATTATTAACTTGATGTCCTAACATACTCATATCGTTCATAAAGTTATTTAAGGTTAATTCACTTCTAGGATTAAATATTTCTTCTTCTAAATTTTCTTCTGATTCTTTTTGTTTAATCGCTTCTGTTGTTTTTTCTATCATTGTTTTATATACTCCAAATGTACTCTTTGTCTACGAGTTGAAGCTCTTAGTCCTCTTTTAGTTAATACTTCTTTATCTTTATCTTGCATTATATCTGCTCTTGTTCCTTGTAATTCATTATGATTTCCTTGTCTCATTACTTCTTGTTTACTTTTTGTTCCAGAACCACTATAGTCTTCCCAGTTTCCAATAACCAAAATATCTTCTTGTTTAATAGCATCTGAAACATCTGTTTGTGAACAATCATGAATATAATCTCCAACATGATTATCAACTATATATCTTTTTTTACAATTAGGACATATTTTAATTGGCATTATAAATCCACTCCTAAGTCTTCTATTTCTTTTACTTGTTTTTCTTTTTGCTTATTAATAATCTTCATTAAACATTCTCCACAAATCCATTTATCACCATAAGCAACCATAGCTCCATTCTTACATTCTTTTACTGCACATTTAGGTCTATTCATTTGATAATTTAAACACCTTTTTTTCCACCAGTCATTTTACCAACACCTTTTCCACCAGCTCTTCCTTTTCCATTTCCTCTTCCATCTCTTGGTCCTGATGAGCCACTTCGTGGTCCTGTTTTATCTCTATTTGCCATTATATATTTCCTCCCTTATATTATTTTAAATTTACAACCGGAGCTAAAGTACATCTACACATTGGATGTAACGGAATATCCGGATGATTATTTATTTCAAAAATATTACCATCTAATGCATCACAATCTGGACATGTTCTTTCTCCTATAGATGCAATCCAAGACACTTGACTAATACCAGCTTCTTTATATTGTAATTCGGCACCCATATTTGCTAATCTTGTAACTTCGCTTCTTATAATTCCAATTCCTCTCTTCTCTTTACTCTTAGATAATATTGGTAATCCAGAAGCTCCAAGCTTGAGTTCTCTTTCGTTATTTAATCTATATAAATCTTTTAAATTTAATTTATTATCAATCTCTTTAGCCATTACCTTCATACTTTGACCTTTTTCAAATCCATTAGTAATAATGTTTCTTAATTTACTAATTTGAGAACTTGTTAAATAACCAGCTTCTAATTCAGCTTCTGTAACTGCTCTTATAAAATCAAAATCATATTCTTTAGTAGATGTTAATATATGTTTTAAATATTTCTTATATGAAAAACCTAACCATTCTTGAATATTAGTAAGATTACTCCAAGCTTCTATACAATGAGGGCAATCTTTTTCATACTCATAATTAATTTTATTATCTACACGCTTTTTTTGTATTACTTTGGTTTCAACCTTTTCTGTTGCAGGAAGTAATCTCTTCTTTTTTAATATTACTCTTTTTATTATATCATTTTCTTTTTTTAATTCATTATAGAATTGTTGTATAGCTTTGAAGGTTTCTTTCTTATCTTCTTTTATGTTTAATTCAAACTTACTTAGTATATTTTTTATATCATTTATGTTATTATTTTCTTCTTTATTATCAATCAAATCTTTTATTATTTTTAAATCATTATTAATTTGTTTTTGTTGTTTTTCTAATTCCATTTTATTTTCATCTAATTTTTTTAAATATGGTTTTAATATTTCTTCTGGTTTAGGTTGCTTAATAGGTTGCTTTGCTGGTGGTTGAGCTATATTTTTATTTTGACCAGGAACAATAGGTAATGGTTGTGCTTCTTCATTATCTCTTTGTTCTTCCTCTGTAGTCTTTAATTCTTCCCATTTATTTTTATCTAATTTTAATAAATTGATTAATTCATCTTCTAATATAGAACTCATAGAAAAAGAAGTTGCTGGTGATTTTAATAAATCAGTAATTATAGTTAATCTACCTTCCGACTCCATAATACTAGGAGTTCCCCATTCAAATTCAACATCTACCTCTAATCCTTTAGCATCAAGAACTCTTTTGAATACTTGTTGCTCAATTATTTTTTCAAATTCAGCTTGTATAGATTGTATTCTTCTTTGAAATGCATCCATTTGTACTTTAGCTAATCCTTCTGGAACATTTGCTTTACCCATTAATACAGCAGGTATTTGGAAAGAATAAAATAACATATCTAAATCATTTTGTAATATAGCTTCAAACTTTTCTCCTACATCACCAAAATCAATAACTTTAAATTCAACTAATGGGTCTGTTACCCATTCTGTTTTATTATCCATTGTTTCAAGGTCTTGTCCAAATGCTTGTATATCTTCAGATTTAGGAATAATTTTTGTATCACCATCAATATACCCAAACTTAGCATGTACTGGAGCATTTGCTTTTCTATCCATTAATTGATGTTGTGAGTTTTGTTGTGTTAACCAATCATCAATTAATTTAAGAGCAGTATATCCAACGCCTAATCCATATGCTGAATCACCAATTTTATTGAACGGAACGAATGCAACATTGTATTTCTTTATATTATTAATTTTATTTTTTGAGTATCTATTAAAATCACCTATGTATTGATTAAACTCTTCAATCTTTCCTGGTTTATCTCTCTTAACATGCATATAATTAGAATTAAGAACTTTTAGTCCTTGTATACCAGTTTTCTTATTTCCTCCTAATTCCAAGAATCCATTTCCTTTTACTAATGACTCTTTTACCCATGCTCTTAATATAGTATCAAAATTAACATCTTTCATAAAATCATCTAAAATCTTTTTTGCTCTTTCATCTTTACATTCAATATAGAACCCAGGACCCACTACATAATCAACATACTTATCAATAACAGCTGTAAAGAAACCAAACTTCTTATATAAATCTTCTAATGTTTTAAAATTAAAAGGATGCTCTTCCCCTAAATTTGTAGGAAACTTTCTTTCGTTTCTTTCAACTTCTCCTTTAAATTGTTCATTTAATTTATTAATAACTGATTTTCTAGAATACATTGATGGTTTATATCCAATTGGTACTTCTGTAATTCTTTTTATTTGCTTTCTATCACTAAAAGGCCACATATTATTTATTAATAATTTTAATATTTAAAATATATTAATTAAATTATATAATCTAATAAATATGTCGTCCAATTAGCACATATTCATCACCTTTTGCAGCCCAACAAGCTAATGCTAAAGAATCAGGATAATCGTCATGTCCACCTTCTGAATGATGTATCTTAGTATTTCCCATACCAGTTATTTGATATCTTAAATCACTTAATTCATAAAACAACTTTCTAATCATAGGAAAAATCAATCTTCTTTGTTCCATCATCTTTTTTAGATTACTATACATATTCTCTTTTGATTTAACAGTAAAAGTAATACCACTAATTTTGCTTCCTAGTTCTTCTTCTAACATATCAGTAGGACCAGCACCAATTCCTGTTTCATCCAAACATATATTCTTAAAATTAAATAACTTATCTAATTGTTTTATTCTTCCAATAACTTCTGTAAGCTTTTTCTTCTTTATTTCTGCTAAATAACAAACCTTAGTATGCTCGCCTCTCTTTTCTAATACTGTAACAACAGTAACATCTTCTCCTAATCTAGAAAAATCTACACCACAATAATAAGAACAATATTTATGATTAATCTCATAATCAGAACCTTCAATCCATAACTTATAATCTTCAATGCTTCTTTCAATAAGTTCTTGTTTAAAATAACAATCACTATCTTCGATAAATTGAGCGTCATATTCTGTTCTAAATTCTAATTCAGTTAAATTATTCTTTTGCTCATCAATAAATTCTTGTGAATATTGACCACTCTTTAAAGGATTTCCCAAGGAACATGAAACATCTTATATTTAGTTTCTTTACCATAACAGCTTTGCCAAAAATTATTCTTACCCTTTGGTGTACCTATTTTAATAACTTGACCATCTGTAGAAGCAATCATTGGCATAACAACCTCATTAACTACTTTATCCTTCATAATTCCACATTCTTCTAATACAACAGTATTAGCAGTAAACCCTCTAATAGAAGCACCATCTGGACCACTTGGTAAAGATAAAATTCTAGAACCATTGGTAAATTTTAATTCTGTTTGAGTAGAAATTTCAATATATTCTGCAAATAAAGTACATTTCTGAATTGCATTTCTTATTTTATTATATAATTCACTACTCTGTCTTTGAGTAGGAGCAATTACCATAATAGAATAATTCTTTACAGTAATACATTTATAAAGACAAAACATAGAAATAGCATGCGATTTACCACTTTGTCTTGACCATAAAGCGGCAACTCTCTTTTCTCTTTCACATGCCATTAAAAAATCTTTTTGATATGGATATGCCCAAAAATCAAAAAAACATTCTAAGAATTCAATGATTGTATCATCTTCTTTTTCTCTAACCATTTTTCTATCATATTATCAAGATTTAGATTAATATTAACATTCTTTGATTTAGAACCATGAATTGCAGTATGTGCTTGAACCATTTTACCAATCAACTCAACCTTTGTTCTATGAGATAAATCTTCATTATCTAACATATCAACAATAACTTCTTCAATCTTTAAAGCAGATGCTTCAGGGTTTCTTACTATATCTAATAATCGTTGTTTAAACTCTTTAGTATCATCTGTCTCTATTAATTTTTCTTTCATCCTTCTAACTTGTTGAGCAAATTTTCTTTTAGGAGATGCACTACCTTTTGTTTTAGCTCTTACTTTTCTATCATACTCTTCATTCCCTGGTTGCCCTAAAGGAATCATATTTTCTGCTGGAATCTTACTACCCATTTTAGTTATTATTTTTTTGTTTATATATTATTAATATATATTAATTAATAATTATTATTCTTTCTTATCTAATGACTTCTTTTTAGAATTCATCTCATTGTATTCTTTAATAGGTATAAACACACTAATTCCATGTCCTCTTTCTTTACATCTATAACTTAAAGTATGTCCAATAACTACTTGAGTTCTAGACCCTTCAATAACTCTATCAACATAATCTTCTTGGTCTTCAACTAATTCAAATCTAGCAATATTGCTATACTTATCAAATTCATCAAAATTGATATTAAGTTCTTTCTCATCAATATAACCATTTCGTCTTTCGCTTTCTTTTTCTGCATGCTCTAACTTATCTTTAAAATCTAATCTACAGCATGGTTCATCAAATGGTATATGTGCTTTAACATACTTTTGTGTTACTTCTGCCAATTTCCTATTAAAGATTTGCATTGGAGACTCTTTTCTCTTATCCAAATCTATATAATCGCTCATTTTATCCTCCTTTTTATTTTATTTAGTAATTGTTTTAATTTCAACGCCATTTCTTACTTGGTCTTTTAGTATAACAATATTCTTTTCTACCATCTTCAATTGTTCTGCAAATTCCTTTTTAAGCTGTTTATAATCTCTAACTTGTTTTAAATGTTCAACCATCAACCCAGTTTTCAATTTTAATTCACAAATATCATATTGATATTTATTATATTCCATTTCTTCTTTCATTCTCTCTAAGCTTTTCATTGAAATTACTAATTCTTGACCAACTAATTTTCTTTTAGTCATTTGTTGTAAACTCCCTGTATTCTTTTAACATTTTAATATATTCACCAAGCTTTGCTTGAACAAATTTTGATAAGCTAAAAGTTCTACCTTCGTTATCTATAAACGCTTTTTGTTCTATCATTAATGATATACAAACTGGTTTACTTTTAACTACCATATTATTAATTAATAATTATTATTTATTAATATATAATTATAAATTATATAATTAAAAATAGATTCTTTTTTTGTTTACTTTATTTCACCTTTATAAATGGAATTTCATTAATATATCCACATTTACAAACATACATTATTGTATCTTCTTCATGTTCTTGTTCTTTTGCACACGCTTCACATTTTGTTATCATTTTTTTATTTTGTAATTTACTCTACCAATCTCAATAGAACCAATAGATTTTCTTTTAATATTTTCTACAATATTTAACACCATCAAATCTGAATCAGATATACTACTAAAATATATACAATCTATTGTATTATATCCTATCTTCTTATATGCTGTTGTTCTTCGATTTCCAAATATAATAGCATTATCTTCTTTTCTTATTCCAATAGGTTCTAATAATCCATGTTGTTCAATATCTCTCATTAAATCAGATACATCCGTCTTTTCTCTTAATCTACTATTCTCTGTAAACTTTATGTCTTTTATCTTTATAATTCCATTTCCTATTTTCTTCATTTTACACCTCCTATCAACTCTATGTCATGCTTTTCGCAAATATTTTTTAATAAATATAAAAACTGAAACTCATCTTCACACCATAATACTTTCATACCATGCTTCATTACTAAACTAGCCATTTTTCCTAAAATACAATTCTCATGTATCTTAACTGTCCTATCTTTAACAGCTCCAATAATAATTATAACACAATTCTTTCTAGAACCATTCATCTTCTTTACTTGAGACTCTATCCTCTTATCTAAAATACTTGCACAGAAATCATCAATAGTTTTTCTTTCAATAATCAAATCCTTATAAACATAGTCTCCAATCAACAATCTCTTTCTAACAAATTCTATGTTCATATTCTCCAAATCAACATCTATCTGAAAGTCTGGTTCTCTGTCATCATATTCTATTTTCATTTTTGTTTTCATATTCCATTCTCTTTATATAATTTAATTGTTTGTTGGAGGTCTTTTTGTTTTTTTATACAATAATTATGAGGTTTAGTTAAATTATCATCTTTAAATTTAATAATCATTATTAAAGTGTCTAAACATTCCAACCATCTTTCACAGGTTGCTTTGTGTTCTTGACATTTATTAAACCAAATATTTAATCTCCACAAATCCCCATCTGTTGGTTTAGTAAAATTCCACAGCTTTATATTCTTCTTTGCGATTTCTAATTCTGTTTTCATTTCCCTGCTTCACACTTCTCTTCTAACGTTTTATATTTTAATTCCCAATATCTTCTTTTATTTTCTAAATTTATAACTTTCTTAGTTAATTTCTTTTGTTTAGCAAGAATAATCTTTCTCATACATTCACAACAAAATAGAATTG